AAGTGAAAAGTTTTGACAGACCCCTGACTTCAGACGCACAACAACAATTTTTGAGTTTCATGGCAGAAAATGGCATGGAACATGACAAAAAGAAAGGTTTGGTGATTGATGGAAGCATAGGTAGAGCTTACGTTAATCTAGGTGGCGAAAGAAAGCTGTCAGGCTGGTATCAATTGTGGTTAGACCAATCTGTACCTTTTGGTAGGATAGGTGATTACAGAGTCGCAATGGACCAGCCTACAGCGATCTGGAAACCTGAGAACAGGAAACGACAGACTATCACCAAGGCAGAACGCGAAGAAATTAAGCGATTACAAGCTGAAGTAGAAATTAAGAAAGCTGAGAAGTATTCTAAGGCAGCCAAACGCTCTCAGTCTCTGTGGGAGTCTTATAAAGAGTGTGAGGTGCATCCTTACTTAGAAAACAAAAAAGTTCTCTCTTACAAGCTCAGGATTGATGACAAAGGTAGATTAGTCATCCCTTTGTATGACGAAGATTTATCTATCGTAGGATTGCAATACATAGACGAAAAAGGCAAAAAACTTTTCCTTACTGGTTCTAAAAAAAGCGGGAGCTTTTTTATTCTTGGACAAGAAATCTTTAAAACCTCAGACAAAATCTATTTGTGTGAAGGTTATGCCACTGCTGCTTCTATATATAAAGACATGGAGCAACCAGTGTTTGTTGCTTTTGATGCTTACAATCTTTTACCTGTAGCAGAAAAATTATTCAGTGTACCTATCCTCAAAGAAAGAAAGTTTGTGTTTATCGCAGATAACGATGAGAAATCTAAGACAGGTGAGAAAGAAGCAAAGAAAGCCTGTAAGTTCATCATCAAAAACAAAGGCAGAGCTGAAGTTTTAATGCCAGAAACACAAGGTGATTACAATGACCATGTGAACGCAGTTGAAGGTGAAGTATTACCGCCATTGCAAGTGTTGGATATGAATACTGAGGTTGATTTTGTTAAGTCAGAGAAAGGCAGAATGCTCAACATTAAAGACAATGTGCAAGCAGTGATGAAAATGAATGCCATCAATGTTAATTACAATGTAATCAAGAAAAAGATGGAAATTGAGATACCCAACATGAAGTTTATCGCTGACATGAAAGAAGAAGCCAGCTTGGTAGAAATTGAGGATAGATGCATACTAACTGGAGTGCCACACACCAGAGTGAGAGATTATCTCAAGATACTGGCTAAAGAATACAACCCAGTAGTGGAATGGATTGACAGCAGAGCTTGGGATAAGAAAACCCGCTTACAGGACTTCCTTGATACCATCAAATCCAGAAACTCTGATGTTCTGAAAGACATGTTGCTCAAGAAATGGTTAATTAGTTGTGTGGCAGCTGCTTATGAGCCAAATGGAGTTGAATTGGAAGGCATACTGGTATTCCAAGGAGCGCAAGGTCTAGGTAAGACGTTGTGGTTCAAACGCTTATGTGATTACAACAAAGGCTGGCTATTGGAAGGTGCAACCCTCAACCCTAGTGACAAGGACAGCGTGAAACGCGCAGTATCACATTGGATAGTAGAGCTGGGTGAGATTGAGTCTACNTTTAAGAAGTCAGACATAGATCAACTCAAAGCCTTTGTGACTGCTAANACAGATGAACTTAGATTGCCCTATGACAGAGCATTTACCACTTACCAAAGACGCACTGCATTCTTTGCATCAGTCAATGGNNGAGANTTTCTCACTGANAGCACTGGCAATCGTAGATTCTGGGTGGTGTCCACCAAGGCAATCAATTTCAATCATGGTTTAGACATGCAACAAGTCTGGGCTGAGGTGAAGGAAACTTTGTATGTCGCTGGGCAAAAGAACTGGTTCCTATCGCCTGACGAAAGGGAGTTATTACAGGACTCCAACGAAGGGTATAGAACCCAGAGTAGTGTAGAAGATTTNATCTTAGAACATGTTGAGTTTGATAGTAAGGTGACCTCACCTGTACAAATGACAAAACTGTTAAGAGACTTAGGCATCAACAATCCCAGAATGCCAGACTTCAAAGATGCTAACAGAGTGTTACATCAAAGAGGGGTGGAACCCAGAAGAACCAATGGCAAAAAAGTGTATGATTTNAGTTACACCAAAGTATCAGATGAAACACTCACGCCATTTAGTAATGGTTATAGTAATTGATGAAATATTTGTCGATATGTAGTGGGATAGAATCAGTTGGAGTTGCATGGCATCCGCTTGGTTTTGAATGTCTTGGGTTATCAGAGATTGACCCATTCAGAAGTGCTGTGCTTAACTATCATTATCCAGAGGTAAAAAATTATGGTGACTTCACACAAATCCAACGATCAGACTTGCGAGCCACACCAGACATCCTTGTTGGGGGAACTCCCTGTGCAACCTTCTCAATCGCTGGACTTAGGAAAGGAATGGGAGAAGATAGAGGGAACCTCGCACTTGAGTTTATTCGCTTGGCTCAAAGGGTTAAGCCTAAATGGATACTCTGGGAAAATGTTCCCGGTATCTTGTCTAGTAACGAAGGAAAAGACCTTGGCTCCTTCCTTGGAGCATTGGCAGAATGCGGGTATGGGTTCTCCTACAGGGTTCTTGACACTCAATACATCAGAACACAACGATTTCCAAGAGCAATCCCACAAAGACGAAGGCGTATCTTCGTTGTCGGATGTCTTGGAGATTGGAAAAGTAGCGCAAAAGTATTATTTGACCAAGAGGCAATGTCTACGAATCCTGAGCCGTGCAGAAAAAAAAGGCAAAGAAGCAAAGATTCCCCAGACTCTGAGGAAATGCATAGAGAGTTATATAGAAAGTTAGATAGATTAGGCAGTTATACTGAATCTAATGATACCACAGGTACAATTTCAGCTGGCGGTAGATTCTCACCAACAGAACATTCTATGTTGTGTGTTGAAACCCCTATTGCATTGCAAACATCACATACCAAATCGAATGGTTCTGGCATAAAAGAAGATGGAGCAATGTATTCGCTGACAGCAAGTGATAGACATGCAGTGATGGATCAAAACACCATTAGAAAGCTCACAATAAAAGAATGCGAGCGATTACAAGGATTTGAGGATAACTATACCCAGATACCTTATCGTGGCAAACCAAAAGAAGAAGCACCAAATTCAAAGCGTTATGAAGCTGTGGGTNGNGCAATGTCAATTAATGTCATGGAATGGCTAGGCACAAGAATACAAATGGTGCATAACAATGAAATTTGATTTTAATAAAGTAAAGGATTTTGAGAAACATATAGAGCTTTCTATACCTAATTTATTAACATTGGATAATATCTTCAGACAGATTACCCATGAATACGCCCAGCCTGAATCTACTGTCATTGACTTGGGGTGTTCTACAGGGAGATTCCTTACCTCATTAAATCAGTTAGATGACTGTAATTATGTAGGTATTGATGAGGTTGATATGAAAAATAGACAGGAAGGTTTTGAGTTTATACAGGGTGATTCAGAAGATTTCTTGGATGATAATGAGTCCATCTCAGTGCTGATAAGCATGTTCTTTTTGCAGTTCTGTGGTAACACTAAGAGAAAAAGGCTGTTAAGCAGATTCAAAAACTATATAGATGCTGGCGCAATTCTGTTGGTTGCAGAGAAGGTTTACTTGAATGACCCACACTTACAACAATCAATCCACAGGTTGCACATCCAAGAAAAACGCAAAGGCTTTAGTGACGAACAAATATTAGATAAAGATTTAGAGCTTTCTGTTTCCATGTTTTGTAAAACAGAAATGGAATTAGAGGATGAATTAAAATCTTTAGGTCGCGTTTCCAAGGTGTGGCAAAGTTATAATTTTATGGGATATGTGGTGAAAAAATGATTAAAGAAGTTATTGGAAATGCCACTCTTTATTGCGGTGATAGTAATGAAATTCTGGACAGCGTAGATGCTGTGGATAGCTGTGTTACTGATCCACCTTATGGCTTGTCATTCATGGGTAAACAATGGGATTACGATGTGCCACAACAAGAACTATGGGTAAAGGTTTATCAATCCATTAAACAAGGCGGTCATTTATTATCATTCTTTGGCTCACGCACTTATCACAGAGGAGTCATACCCATAGAAGATGCTGGCTTTGAGATACGAGATCAGTTGATGTGGTTGTATGGTAGTGGCTTTCCTAAGTCGCATAATATAGGTAAGAAAATAAAGGAATACGAAGGTTGGGGTACAGCACTCAAGCCAGCTCATGAGCCGATTGTTATGGCGAGGAAACCATTTAAAGGAACTGTGGCAGAGAATGTCCTAGAGCATGGTACTGGTGGGATTAATATAGATGGGTGTCGAGTTGGTATAGTTGAAGATGATGACATAAGCAAGAAAAACCCACATACAAAGGGTGGGTTTGGGCATAAAGATGCTCATATATATGGTAAAAGCGATGGTGCAGATGAATATGATTATTCACAAGGCAGATTCCCAGCCAATGTCATGCACGATGG